TGTTAGTAGAAAAGGGTAAACAGCTTCAAGAAATTGGAATTCCAAGTATTCTAGCTTCCCGTATACTAGGGAACACTGCAGAAGAAGCTATTGAGGATGTGAAGTCATTCAAATCCGAATGGGACAAAGCTTTGAAAGTAGCCGTTGACCAAGCACTATTGGACTCTGTAGACAATCCGCTGGGAGCTGGTTCGAACAAGACAGAAGCGAATCCTTTTGCTAAGGACACTTTAAACTTAACTGAGCAAGGGCGCTTATTTAAAGAAGATCCGGAACGTGCGAAAGCATTGCAATCACTAGCAAACAAAAAATAGAAATGAGGAATTAAAATGGAAAAATCATTACTAAAAATAGATCTTCAATTATTTGCCGCAAAGACAAAAATTGAAGATGTCATCGTACCTGAAGTTTTTAACAAATACGTCATTGAACGTACAGCAGAATTATCTGCTTTATATCAATCTGGAATCGTTACTAAAAATCCTGAGCTCGACGCACTTGCAACAGCTGGAGGTAAATTGATCAATATGCCATTTTGGCAAGATTTGTCTGGGGATGATGAAGTTTTATCTGACACTGATCCGCTAGATACTGATAAAATCGTTGCCAGCCAAGACGTTGCGGTTCTCTTAATGCGTGGTAAGGCTTGGAAGGCCAACGATTTGGCAAAAGCACTTTCTGGTGACGATCCAATGCGGGCTATTGGAGATTTGGTGGCTGCTTATTGGGCCCGCCGTCAGCAAGTAACGTTACTTTCTATTTTAAAAGGAATCTATGCCGCTTCTGGAACTAAAATGACTGGTAATTCATTAGATATTTCCGCGTTAACAGGGAATGCGGCTGCGTTTACTGGGGAAACATTCTTAGATGCTTCTTACAAACTAGGAGACGCAGAAGAAAAGCTAACAGCTATTGGGGTCCATTCTTCCGTTTATGCGAATCTTCGGAAACAGAACTTAATTGAATTTTCGTTGGATTCTGAGAATAAACCTATTCCAACTTACATGGGTAAACGAGTAATCGTAGATGATGGCATGCCTGTGGACGGAGATGTATTTACGTCTTATATCTTTGGACAAGGTGCCATTGGTTTAGGAAATGGCGCTGCACCAGTTCCAACTGAAACTGATCGTGTCGCATTGGCAGGAGATGATATTCTAATCAACCGTCAACATTTTATTCTTCACCCTCGTGGAGTGAAATTTAAAAATAGTTCTGTTGCAGGATCTTCACCAACAAATGCTGAATTAGGAACAGGAGCAAACTGGGAACGTGTTTATGAACCTAAAAATGTTCGAATTGTCCAATTTAAACATAAACTTTATGTTCCTAATGTTACCGTACCTGGTGGAGGCGGAAGCGGCGAATAAGAGGTGAATAAAATGAATGAGGAGTTGCTGAAACAACACACAGATGTATTGATGAATCGCCTTGATGGTGTTCAAGAACAGGAGAGAACTAAAATCAAAGCATTGCTAGAGGATGCGATTATCCTCATTCTTGATTACACTGGTCGCACTACTGAACAGATGAATGACCAGCTTTATTACTATGCCCGCCAGCTGGTCGTGATTACTTGGAATCAAGAGGGAAATGAGGGAGATACTGCTCGTTCTGAAGGTGGTATCTCTCACACGTTCATTACTGATATTCCTGATAAATTGAAATCCGGGCTGAACAATCACCGATTGGGAAAGGTCGTGAGTTTCTATGCGCCTAAGGAAACGTGATCTTACAACTGTTTTCCATAAGGAACGTCTGACTGGTCAGGATGATGAAGGGAACTCTCAAACAGGGTTTTCCGACGATTCCACCGAACTAGAGATGAATGTTCAATCTGCGGGCGGACAAGTCATGGCTTCTGTATATGGTCAAAGCCTTCCTTACATCAAGTCCTGTAAATATCAGGGCGACAAAATCAAAGAAGGGAAAAATGAAAAAGATGGCATATGTCTTTATGTGAGTAAAGATAAAGCACCAGACTATGAAATTGTAGCCATTCAAACATTTTCCACTCATTGCAATGTGACCTTGAAGAAACTAGGTGATGAAGATGGGCGTTGAGTTCAGAGGTGCTGACCGTTTGATGTCGAAAATACGAGCGATTCCAAAAGTGATGGAAGATGCTGTTTTCGAAGCAACATTTGACATTGTAGATGAAACTGTAGCGAGAGCATCAAGTCGTCTGCAATCGTCAATTAAGTATGGATCAGGCGAATTAAGCGGCTCTCCAAAACAAGAAGTCGTAATTGATGGTAAAGGCAAAGTAATCGGTCGTGTGTGGTCAGACAAGATTGAAGCGTTGTTTCGTGAATTTGGTACTGGACCTGTTGGGGCCGAATCTCCAAAAGATTTGCCACCAGGAGTCAATCCAGTCTATACAACTGAACGGTGGTTTATCCCTGTCCATAAAACACCAGTTGATCTTGAGACAGTGTACGGCATTCCAAGAGTAACTATCAAAGGTCAAGACTTCTTTATGACTCGTGGGCAGCCGGCTAGGCCTTGGCTATATCCGTCAATGAAAGAAGTAGTTGAAATGGCTGCTGACATTTATAAAGATCGTGTGCAGGAAGGACTGAGAAAACTATGACAGAGCGTTATAACATAAAGTCTGATATTGTTACTCAGTTGAAAAAGGTTACTGAGCTAAAGCTCGTATCTGCTGAATATCCCAATACATGGTCGCAAATGCCTGCAGCAATTTATTCGACAAAAGCAAAACCACACAAGAAAGATATTTCCGACAACGAAGCATTAACTGAATGGACAGTAAAAGTTGATTTATATGGAAACAAATCATTATCAGAAATACAGAGTGAAATAATCAAAGTTTTGAAAGAAATAGGATTTAAAAATATA